CCTATTGCAACGACAACTAGAACATTAAGCACAACTGATGAGCAATCTCAAGTAGCAGATACGAGAAATAGAGACAAAATATTTACAAACGCAATTAGAAGAAGTCTGGCGCCATTATAAAAAAAGGGAGCTTTCGCTCCCTTTTACTTTAGTCTTCTTCAGCTAGTTTGCTGAAGTATGACAAATCATCCTCATCACTATCAACATCAACTGGTGCAGCCTTACGTGCTGGTGCTGCTTTAGCCTGCTCAACTGTGGTCTTTGGTTGAGGAGCTTGCCCACTCAAACCTAGAACTTTATCGAGTTTAGCTTTCAGTTCATCATAAGACTTGAAATTTTCTGGTGCGAGAAACTCTTTGAGTGAGTGTTCAGATTTCCAGATACTTTCGAGCCTATCATCATCAAAATCACCAAGAACAGAAGCAGACTCAAATTCCGATTTGTCATAGTTTTGATATCCTTCTACTTTACGGATTTTAAGTTTGAAGTTTGCACCTGCCCACAGATCAAAAGGATTAACAGCCTTTTCATCTTCAAACTGAGGGTTCATTGCTTCATTAATCTTATCGAAGATTTTCTTTCCATACTTGTACAGAAATACTTTACCTTCGTTTTCCGGATTCTTTGGATCTTCTACGATGTAGACGTTAGAGATGTAAGAGAGGCGACGTTTCTGCTTACGGGCAATCTCTTTGTTTGCTTCGACACCAGAATTCCAGAGTTGAGTATTATACTCAGAAACGGGATCTTTCTGCCCAAGAGTAGTCAAAGAGTTTTCGATGTACCAGCCACCGGGACCCTGAAAGCCATGATTGAAAACCTTGACCCAAGGAAGCGCATCATCACCATCAATAGCTGGCTGAGGTAGAAAACGAATAACAGCATAGCCATTACCTGCCTTATCTACTTCAGGTTTCCAGAAGTTATCTTCTTTTGATGGGGATTCTGCGGTGTTGAGTTGCTCGATTGCTTTTGCAAGCTTTTCGAGATTACCTGAGGAACGTTTGAGACTTGCGAAGTTTGACATGGTATTTTCCTTATATTAACGTTGTATTGCGATGTATAGCGATTTGTCCAAAATAACATTATATACGATTATTTAGTTCAAATCAATGTACTTCTTTAGTTCAGTGATGGTAGAGATGGCATCCGTATGAAGAATGCCAATACCACCTGCTGCATTCCATTGTTCGATAACAATTTCTGTGTCATCGATCAAAATAGAATTTGGGTTTGCATATTGCTGCTTTAGACTTTTACCTGGCACAAAAATTTTAGGCCACGTAATGTTAGCAACATTTGCCAGCCATTGCATCTTTTGCATGGCTACTTTGAAATTATCTTCAGGTGTTCGTGTTGACGAAAGAATGCATTTTTCCACCGGGAGAGAATCGAGATATGATACAAGAAAATCAAAGTCTGGCATCTTATCAAGAGATTCAAAATGTGAACCATCGACCATTAAATTAAAATTGGGAGCAAAACCTCTTTCAGTTTTATAGTCTGATGGCAGCTTACCTGTGAGTTCTTTAAACCTTTTAACAAAGTCTGCAATCACGCCGTCCATGTCAACATAAATTTTTGTTACGCTAACTGACATATTTTTCCCTTTAAAATATTTTTTAACTTAGGCTTATCGTAATTTAAAAACGGTTGATACTTCTCACACTTCATTGCAAAATCTGGAAAAACAATGTCATCTGATATTTTTTTCAACCACATCGGTAGAAAGTTTAATATGTCGTTAAGTATGACGATTGTTTCTAACTTAATTTTGCTTTTGAGATATTCATTATACAGTAATGGGTACTGCCCGTCAACCACTTTTAGCATTTCTTCCGGTATTTCTACCAAATCAAAAAGATGATTAATGTCCTGTTCGAATATGTAAGAGATTGATTGTTGTGTTTTAAGCCAAGCTTTATAGTTGGACTCTGCTTCACTATCAAGAAGCTCACCTACCCATGTATTTGTGCTAATTAAAAAATTAGAAACATAAAAACCAAACAGTTCCTCTCTTTTATATTTTCGAGATAGTTTATAGTAGGTGAATTTGTCTTTTCTCAATATAAATTGGTCTTTAGAAACATTCGTTTTTCCATTATATTTCACATAATCATATTTGCCCGAGAAATGTAGTTTTAAAGCATGATACATTGCATAGGCTTCAAATCCACCTGCTTCATTCATATTGGTAATTTGTTCACTTTCTTAATCATATTAAGTGTTTGCGCTTCATCAGAGATTTTGGATTTGACGAGAGGTGTCAATAGTGTTGCGGCAAGCTCAACATCAAATCCCGTTTTCTCACAATGATAAACGATTGCATCGATATAGTTTAATCTCTTTTCGGCTACGATGCTTTCAATTAGTTCCGAAAAGATTCTCTGTTCTTCTCTTGTAGCCATTTTATTTAAAGAGAATAAGAGCCATAAACACAGAATTCACCATAAAACCAACACCAACAGTCAGAACGACCACAGTGTCTTTGAGAATTGCTGCACGAATAAAAAAGGTGACCAATGCTGCCCATATAAACAAAACTAGATCAATTGGTGGCAGTTTATCGGTAACACCGGCCATTACGGCCAAAAAAGTTGGAATTAATGAAGCAAGAAGTAGAACCAATCCAATCCAACCAATTGATTCTGCTGTACTTGGTTTTAGTTTGTTGTTTAGAAAATCTTTAAGATATTCTTTGAGGTTTGAAAAGCGTTCAAGCCAATCAGCCTTTGTAGAAGATGTGTTTTCCAATTTTGGCAACTCTTTGTCTTTTCCATCCTGGGTTGATGTAGTCTGCATGGTAGTATAATGTGTCCTCTTTGATAATGTCGAGTTTGAATCCTTCGAGAAGTACCTTTTTAGCCACAGCCTCGGATTCTTTATATGTTGCTGCATGAATGGGTCTCACTTTTGCTTTTGAATCACAGTACCAACTGAACTGACAGATTAAATTATTGTAAACTAAATTTCTTTCGTATACAACTGCACAAATATCCTTTGGAAATTTACCTGATTTAGTTCTGTTGATCGTTACTTGCGCTACTGCTACTTTTCCTTCAAAAGGTTCTGTTCCTGCTTCATAATATATGTTTTTCGCTAGACAGTCAAGTTCTTTTTCACGTTGAGCCATTGTCACATATGAAGGATGTTTACCTTCTTTTACTTCCTCAAACTTCTTATCTACGAGATGGTGAAAATGTTGTGTGAAAAAATAGCCGAGAATGCCTATGAAAACTAGTTTCATAAATTGCATTATGGATCTCCTTTGAATGGTGGGTTATTCTGTTACGAGGAAACCCACCGAAACCCTAGGCTGTGTTTAGGCAGCCAATGCGAAACGTTCTTCGTTTGCGTTTACTTTGATTTACTTTTAACGACTCTCTGTGTCGGATCGTCCATCTTCCTACTTATTGCCCCGTCGAAACCAGGTCAGGCCCATTAGAAAACTCTCTGCGATACTTGAAATCATGGTAGCCCTTCTTCCTAGCAGGTACTTGCTTTGGTCGACTTTAGCAAGTTTTTCTGTTTATCTAGTGTAGCTACTCAAAGAGTTTTCTGGTGGACCTGGGCGGAATCGAACCGCCGTCCGAAACACTTTTCAGTCAACTTCATACGATCATTTTGTTATTTATATGATAATTATATCAAATGGTAAGTATTTTGGCAAGCAGTTGTTGCAGTATTACAACACATTTTCTCGGTAATATTTGATATAATCGAATAGAGTTTCAATATAATCAAAGGTTTTCTCTTCAAAAATCTGTGATACACCTTCATCAACAGACATTAATACAACTATTTGGTCGATGGGTTTACCAACAATTTCTTCATACATCAATGAATACGCTGTACATTGAGCAAAATAGTTCTGTATTTGTTCTTTTGTCTTATTTCTTTTAGACGTTTTAAAGTCGATGATAGAAAGTTTGCCCTTCCATTCTGCAATACAATCTACACGCCCAGCAAGCCCAATCTTTTCAGACCAAAGGGTTTCTTCCATGTAGTGTATATTATTGATATGCTTTAGATCACGTGCAATCTTTCGAAACATTTGAACGCCATCAGGCATTTGATTATTCCAATCGATTGTTTCATTGAGAAGGTATTTTTCAACAAGATTGTGCATCTTTGTTCCACGCCCAGCGGCAAACCGTGATACTCGATTTGCTTCTTCTTCACCAACTCTTTGCCGCCACTCCAAAATACCCTGTTTTTCTTTTGCACCAATAACAGTTGTCACCGACGGCAAAATTTTACCACCGGGAGTGGTATAGTATCTTTTACCATCGGGGTGGGTTTTTGATACAAGTTTAGGCAGTTGTTTTGGAGGGCAGTGTATAAACATTACAATTTAAGTTTTTCTTTGATAGTTAAATAATTTTTCACGAAGCCACTTCGTACAATGTCGTCTAATTGAAATCGAATATGTGATGTGTTCTCTAATTTTTCTAAAATAGAAATTGCATCGTGAAATCCTGATTTTTCTTTTTTGATGTTGAGATCGTTTTGATTGCAATCACCACACAAGAAGAATCTACAATTTTCCCCAACACGAGTTAGAACAGAATCAATTTCATGAAATGTTGCAGATTGAAATTCATCAAAAACAATAATACAATTTCTAAATGTTAGGCCACGCAAAAAACTTGTTGTTTGAAATTGAATGATCTCTTTGTTAAGGAGAAAATGCCATGCATCTCCTCTTCCAATTAATTCATTCACGATGTTCATATAAGGTTCTTGATAGATTTTGGATTTTTCTTCTAGTGTACCAGGAACAAATCCAAGGTCTCTAGAAGGAACCGCTGAACGAATAATAATTATTCTATCATAGTAAGAATTGGATACAAGCAAATCTTTAAGTGAAAGATATAAAGCTAGAAATGATTTACCTGTGCCGGCTGAACCCGATAGTACAATATTATTTCCTTTTTCAAACTCCTCAAATGTTTTTCTCTGATTCTCAGTTAGGGCTTCTATTGTTCTCAAACCAAAATGCTGCGACTGTGCCTGTGCAGCGGCAGTTTTCTTTTTCCCTGTGGCCATTTATACTCCTCATGGTATTCACC